TCAGTATTAATAGTGTACAGCCCACTGTAGTTTTTTGGCACATCATAAGGACGCATTGCAAGTGATTCTACGGAAAATCCACTATACAAAATAAGTACACCAAACCACAGAATTAATACAATAAGCACAAGTTTATTCACTGTCATTTTTTAAAAAAAGTATATATAATATACTTGTATCATAATATGTCCGCTTTACTTAATCATAATCAACGCCCTATAATTCCATGGAAGGGTATGACATTTAATCAAATCACAAGCACAATCCAGAATAACTCAGATGCATCATTAGACACATCCCAAAGTGTTCGCCGATTATTTAAACCCCTCCCCCTAAAAATATATCGCCGAGAAATTGCCACCCGGGGCTCTGATTCAAATCAGAATGTATGTAATCCTCGTACATCTGTAAGAATTGACGAAATCAACCAACCCGGCGGATATTTAGTATTAGACAAAGACAATTCACCCATAGACACAAATGGTTTAGTAAACACTCTCGATTTTACATTACCTAAAAACACCACAGAGTTGGCCGCACCCTCGTGCAACACCGCAGACCACTGCTTTTCACCCGCTTATAATGCGCGTCGTCGTGTAAGAAGCTCCGGCATGGTTAACCGCCGATTCAATGGCGACGTTAGCACCTACTACACTAACACCCAACAGTATTTGAACTCACGCAACCAAAGTTATCAGCAAAACCTGTATAAATACCAGAACAACGGGGAGAGAACCCCGGGAACCAAGTGCACATTATCCTCCACCTACAAACCAAGTAATGAAAAATTCAGTATCCAGGGCGCTACTACTTCGGGAGACCTTATAACACGCAAGAACTATGACACCATCACGACAGTGGGTGGTAGCTTTAGAACTATATATGGTAGTGCCATGGCGAATGCGATGGCGTATGGTGTGCCCAATGCGGGAGGAACAAACTTGAAGGAGAAAATTGGATATCCTCTCACCCAAACACCCTGTGTATAAGCCACATAAATAATTATGATTCATGATATAATTCATAATTATTTGGTCTCCCCTTTGTGTGTGTGTGTATTTATTACCGTGCATACAACATACCACAGGACCCCCCAATAAACGACAGGATATTATAACGCTCTTCCATAATCGTCATATTGAAATCGTATTCAAACAAAACATTCGCTGGTTTCGTGTACCCAATAATGACATTCCCATCGCATGTATAACTATATGGCACCTGCGCAGCTTCCGCATTAATGGTAGGTGTATACGTGGTAATCTCAAACTCGATGTTATTGAATTTACTTATATTAATCGCACCTGACGGCTGATATTTATAAGGGTCCGTATTCAAACAGAAATTATAACAGTACAATCCCGGGGTTGCAAATCCACGGGTTCGAACATATTTCTCCAAATAATCAAACACTTCACGCTCCATCGTTTTTTCGCGATACTCACCATTTAGGAGAATACCCATCGTCTGCATAATTTCTTTTTGGTTATCCGCATTATAATCACCGGTAATAAATAGCCGCGTGTTTTTTCCGTCGGGGTTCTTATATAAGTTAAACTCCGCTTGGGAACCGTTTGGATAGTTCACATATCCTCCCAGGTCGGTGGGCGGCTTTACATTGGAAGGTAATGCGCGGTAAGGCCAGTTCGTGTAATTACTCCATTCATTGCGCAGATTCACGTCATTTCTCTGTAAAAACCACATCCAGCTCGACACCATTCCACTCGAACTCTGCAGTTTTAGACGACGCGACCCCACAATTTTGCCGAAATTATATTCAAACACATCTTTGACTAAATAAATTTGATTCTCTTTGGCAAACACTTCCGTCTCTTCTTTAGACAAAAAGCAATAGGTGCACATGAGATGCACATCCGCATTCCACGAATTGAGCGCATTCTGGTAATCCGTGGGCAACAAGAGCACTGACGGAGGTGATTCTAGGAACCGATATAACTGAAACTGGGATTGATTGAAATCGGGACGAATATATGGCTGTCCATGCAGTGTTGCATCCGTAATATCCCGCACCTGGAACAAATCTTGTATCGGCCGAAGTGTCACATTGATATACAACTCGTTGTATTGGCACGACACCAGCGGGAATGCACACCGCGAATCAAGTGTGAACCAAGTGTTTATAGGGATATACAGTCTACGTCCACGGATAGATGGCTCCGAACCAGCGTCAGCGTTTGTCATAAACGCGGATGGATACGAATTGGTTCGACCGTGTACATTCGCAGGGTCATATAGTTCAGGTACATTGCCGGTCATTTCATTGAACAATTCCTTCTTCTCCGCACTAAAGTCTCGTTCTACCATTGCAGCTAAATAATGCCCGGAGTATTTCTGTAAGGTAAATGTCCCGCAGGTAATCGTGATTTCTTTTATGAGTTGAGTCCCAATATCCCGAATCCACCGGAATTCGTAGGGAGACCAAGTATCCGCACCAGTCGACGCACCTAATAACGAACGTGGCGGATAAATGGGGCTCCATATATCGGGCAAAGAAATGACTAAATAGGTGTCCATGAGCAGTTCAGCATATCGCGGTATTTTGAACGAGAAGGTCGACTGCTCCGCCGGACGCAATTCACGTAATCCATCGTAATCGACCCGGAACTTCTGCATACCAAAATTAGTATATTGTGCATATACGACGCGAAAAAATGTGGTGGATGGGTTTCCTGTCAAAAAAATATTATTATTGCCAGTGGAAATGATATTAAGTAGTCCGCCTGCCATATTAGTTATAATATGTGCTGAGTTTGTTTATGGTATTTTCACCGACATGAATTTCTATAAGACAAATATATTATAGGCCACATGTCATCTATTTTTGTAATGCTCGACGAAGACGACACACTTCGTAAAGTCAACATCGATGACTTATATGAAAAGCAGAAGGCGCGGGACCTGAAACAAATCGGCATTTTCCATAAAATATTGAATCGTATACATACACGCATTAAGACAGTATCCCGCACAAAACGTAATGACCGCCACATATGGTATGCAGTGCCTGAGTTTTTATTTGGCGAACCTGTCTATGACAAAAACGAGTGTATTGCCTATGTCGTGGCGAAATTGGAGGAGAATGGATTTTCCATCAAATATGTGCACCCAAATACACTGTTCATTTCGTGGGATAATTGGGTACCTACCTATGTCCGCAACGAAATCAAAAAGAAACGGGGACTCATATTAGACGAGAAGGGAAATGTAATCAAGGTTCTCAGTGAAGAAAAGGTGGACGAAGACGCGGATTTAGTCAATAATCCAGTGTCTAATACCGGACCTGCTAAACCTCCCGGGAAACAATATACTCCGATTGGCTCATATAAACCAAGCGGGAAATTGGTGTATCAGCCAGAAATGTTTGATAAAATCGAACAGCGTATTACGGAGGAAACGGAGAAGAAGAAGGACCCTACCAAATCAATCAAGAATGTGGTATTTAATTTGCCTTAAAGTGCGACGTTATAATGCGAGTAAATATATTATATTATCCAAATATACCAATGAACACTACCCTTATTTTAACATCCACTGTCAATGTAAATTATGGAAAATGGTTTTTACACCAAAAAGATAAACAGGAAAGACTAGATATCTATTTAAAATCAATTCGACAGTGGTTAGATAAAAGCAATTTTAATATTATTGTCGTGGACAATTCGGGATATAGCTACGATGAATTGAACGAAGAAAAAGCCAAATACGAAAATAGGTTTGAGGTGGTAAGCTTTGTGGAAAGCGAAGTAGAAGATGCTAAATATTTAGAGGGGAATACGTCTAAGGGCGCAAGTGAAATGTTTGCCATAGATTATGCATTTAGACATACCAGAATAATACAACCTCACCACTTTATTATTAAGATAACCGCGCGATACTTTATTCCTGAATTAGAAGAATATTTGGGCGGATATGATTTGAGTACATACGACAGTTTGACCCAGGAGAATAGAGATAGGTGTGAAATGGTTGGTTGCCACTATAACAAATTTACGTCTGTTTTCAAACCTTATCTTATAACCAGCGGAGGATGGTATGATGGACACGTAGAAAATATATGGAAAGAACGGACTTCTATGTGCGATAACATACTGGTTTGTAAGGAATTCGCGATTGAAGAAACACGAAGAGGCGGAGTAAACGAAACGTTTGTTAACATATAAAACATCATTTGTACAAAAAAATGAATCTATTATATTTGATGAAATAGATAACTAAGTATTACACCAAATAAAACTACAATACAGCATAATGTCAGAACTAGCAACTATCGCCGAATTATACACTCCCAGCGTAAACAACGAGGGAAGATATATTGACAGTGTTCCAGTGAATATACAACACGGAATACGCTGTCCCTGCGGGTCAAACACTGTATTCAAATCCCGTCCTTCATTTACCACCCACACAACCTCCAGAAGACACGTGGAATGGCTGGAACGTATCAACAATGACCAACGCAACTATTTGGCAGAAAACATACGTCTAACCGAGCAGATTACGCAGCAGCGTAGACTTGTTGTGAGTCTCAGCAACCAGCTGGAGGTGGTAAGAACCGAACTGAGAGCGGAACAGACAAGGGCGGATACAATCAAAGCGGAGTTGGATGATACCAAAAACAAATTGATTCAGTGTCTAATGAATGGGCCAAATAATTATACCAAGGGGAATAAACATGATTGAATAGCCGGATTTTATATATAATAATATACAGTGGAATCTGCACTGTATTTTTAT